GTACTTGCCAACAAAGTCTTCCGCGTCACGAGCGGACTGTAGACGATCCTTGAGTATTTCACTTTCCTTGAGTTCGGAGAAGTGCGAGTCCTTGGCAAATTGGAATCCAATACGATCTTCGATTTCTGCCCACTCGTCCTCACGGATAATGCCCTTGAGAACCAACTGCACACGCAGCAGTTCAAGGAACAGTTCAGAGAACTTCATGCGTAGGCGTTCAATGAACTTGAAGAACTTTACTTCATCGCGGCTAATCTCGGAAGCCTTGCCCAAGTTGAAGCCCGTGCCTTCTTCAAGACGCGAACTTGGAACATTCAGAGACTGAAATAGTTTCTTTTGGAAGTACTTGACATCTTCCATTTCCGAAAGATTCTGCCCGCCCTCAAGCGTCTGAATCTCTGTGCCGCGACCGCCTTCGCGTCGTGGCATCCAGAAGTCCTCAAGCATGGACAGGTGCTTGCGTGCGTCTTGCACTTCGCCCGTGCTGGAATCGTACATGAGTTTGTTACGATACCGCTGCATGAGTCCGCGCACATACTCTTCTGCCTTTTGCTTGGGCAGATTGCCTACATCCACATAGAACACGCGCCGCTCGGGAGCGCGGGTGATGCGATAGATCACCACTGCGTCTTCAATCATGCGGAGTTGGTTCAGTGCCTTGATAGCCTTGTGCAGATATCCAATGATCTTTTTGTGGTACGCATCAAACAGTCCACTGTGAACAAAGCAGATGGAGTCTGGCTGAATCTTCAACCCTTCCATCGACAGGGCAGTGGAGTTTGGCTCCTGCTCGTTGAACACATAGAACTCTTCAACCGAGGTAACCACTTTGACATTAGCAGGAGCCATCTTGTCAAGAGGCTTCTTGTTGATCTTGCGAACCTTACGGATCTTTGTGGGATCAATAGGACGCAGTTCTACAATACCCTTCTTCTTGTTCTTGTCATCAATAATGATGTGGTAGTACAGGCGGCTGTCGATGTACCACTTACGGAAAATCTCGTAACTGCGGCGTGAGAAATCTAGCAGCCCAAGAATTTCATCAAACTCTGCTTCCACCTTGTCCTTGATGGACTTGGACTGTTTCAGATTGGCAGTGTCAATCTTTACGGTTTTAAAAGTTTCATCGTACACAATGGCTTCATTGCAAATATCCGCAATGGCAGATTCCACTTCAGGGTGGAGTGCCATGTCGCGGTACTTGCGAATGAGTTCAATGTCGGACTTGATGGTGCCATCAAAGTCAACCACTGTTCCAAAGTATCCACCAACCTCTATTGGTACTGAGCCGTCATCCTGCTCGGGTGCGACAAAGGAAAGAGACTTCTTGGGAGTTTCCTCCACAGAAGTCTCTTTTTTAGAGATAGTGAATCCAAATAGATTAATAGCCATGAATAAAGAATCCTGTCAAAAGGAGCGTCAGAAACCGGGACCGATATTGATTCCGGTTCTCTGCACCGTGGACTGAATGTTCTCCTGTCCAGTACCCGTAGCAGGAACTGCTCCACCTGGAGCGGCTTCCCACCATGAGAAGTTAATGGTGACAGGGAATTCGGCAATCTGATCGTTGTTTTCAAACGAAAGGTCAATTGCACCAACTTCACTTGGATAGCACCCAATGAAGTTGTATGTACGGAGTGCTTCGCCATCGCGCTTCAATTGCGTTACAGACCATGTAGGCATGAAACGCATGAAGTTTGTCGGAGCCACATTAGAGACATGGGAATTGAATGTCATGCTCCAAGCCTCGAAATACGAACGCAGGCTCATGTTGGCATCAGAGATGATCGTGATAGTCCAGTCTTGGAATGTACGATCTCCTGGCAGTTTGATGCGGCGACCACGATACGGAACCTCAATGGTTCCAAGCGAGGACGCAGGAATCTGTGCTGCCTTGCACAAGAACGAGATGGCGCGGTTGTTCGAATATCCGGGAATGTTTCCCGTGACCTTGAACAGATTAGTGCGAACACCACCGCCAGCGAAGGCGTTTACGAAACCCTGAATGTTATTTGATGGATCTACTGGCATGGATTACTCCTTAGTCTTATTTAGACCTTAACCGCCGACTTCGCTGAAGTTTACGCCTGTCTTTGTTGCAACAAAGTTCAGGGAGATGAAGTTTACGCTACGGGTTGGCTTGACAAAGATGTCAGCCACGAACTCGTTGCGGTCAATTACTTCACCTGTGTTGTTGGTTTCATCGCACACCACCTTGAAGTCGGTGATACCACGGCGTGCCTGAATGGTCTTCAGGAACGGAACCACGAGGTTCTTGAACTGTACGCGAGTGAACTCATCGTTCTGCTCGAACAGGAAGAACTTCGAAGCGGTGGCAATCGCCTTCTCAAGAATGATGAACAACCGACGGACATTGATGCGGTCAAACGCGGACGGACGAGTCTGCATGGTCTTGTCGCCGTACAGAATGGTTCCCTCTCCTGGGAAGGACACCACAGGATTAATCTGACGGGTGTACAACTCGTCACGATGGGCTTCCTGTGTGGGGTTGTACGCCAACTTGACCACATTGTTGAGTTGACCACGGTTGAAGCCTGCTGGCGAGAACCACGCTTCGTTGGTGAACTCGGTACGAGCAACCAGACCCGCAATGTCCGCGTTCAGCGGCACAAGACGAAGCAGGTTGTTGTAAGTGTCCAACTGATACTTCCAACCGCTGTCAAGAACTGCGTAGGACGAATTGATGTTGAGTGTGGTGTCGCGGAAAGTCTTGAGGTTGTTCAAGGCTTGGTACGGCAGGGTGTTTGCCACATCGGTTGACGCACACGACACGAATGCCATGCAGTCAAGACGCTTTTCGCAGACATTTTGGATGATCAACTGCTCAAGCGTTGCCGAAGCATTACCTGTTGGCAGTAGAGACACATCCACCAAATCTGCATCAGCAAACTTGCTCCAACCGTTAGCCCAACGGAGGGAATCAGTTGGGAGAGAACTTACACCACCCGTGAGTTGGTAAGAGTTTACACCCGCACCAACAGCAGTGGTTAGACCAGGAGCCGCCCAAGATGTATATCCTGCCCCGAGATTGGAAGCAGTAGTGCCAAGATCAGCCGACAAAGCCCACACATAATTAGACTGATCATTGATGACAGTCTTGTAGTAGTTGCTGCTGCCGTCATTTTTGAGAGCATTGGTTGCGCGGGATAGTCCTTCAAACTTCTCAATCAGCGTGTTCTGTGTTCCCGTCCATGTACCGTCTTTGTCAAGAATAAGCACATTCACCAAATCGCCAGTACCACCGGCATCAGCGGCGTATGGAGTGGTTGCTGCATTGGAGCCAACCTTGTATGCGTACACACTCTTGATTGATAGTGCTGTTCCTACACTCTGTGTAACTGGAACAAGATCCGAAAGTTCCAGATAGATATGGTGTGCGCTCAAACCAGAGGCAGCAGGGACGAGTGCCGCAACGGCGTTATACCCACTGGTTACTCCATAGAAATCTTTGAAGACTGGAGCGATGGAATCAGAATATACAGGTGCGGCAGTGAGTCCGTTTGTGATTCTACGCACTCCTGAAACAGTAACCGAAGTTCCGTCACTGAATGTGACTTGATCTCCAACAGCAAAATACTTCTTGTCGAAAGTATTTCCCACCAAAACAGTGATGAAAGTCGCACCCTGTACAGCGGCTCCCGCAAGAATTGCGGCAGTAGTTCCTGATCCATTGGTGACAACAACTTTGAGAGAAGACCCAAGTGCGCCGGGATACTTGGCAGCAAACAAAGCGGAGTTGTTTGCTGATTGTGTTGATGCAGTGGTAACCGTGGTGCTAGAATTGAAATCGGTTTCGTTCTTAATAATAAAATTTCCAGCCGATGCTGCATAGCACACGCCAAGAGCGGTCACGCTTGCGTTGTTAGCCGTGGCACCAACCACACGCACAACCTGCATATTGTTGCCGTAAGACAAGAAGTTGGCAGGGGTGTAGAAGTCGATGAAGTTATCGTTTTGCGGCTTGCCGAAGATGTTAGCCAGTTCGGTTGTAGCCGTAACCGTGACAATCTCATCGGTGGGACCCCAATGGAAGTAACCTGCAAAGCCGCCGGGAGTGGTGGCAATCGCAGGAACAATGGTGGTCAGGTCAATCTCTTTAATGCTTACGCCAGGGCTTACTCTAAATGCCATTTGTGTTTCTCCTTCGTGAAGAAGTCAATGCTTTGCGACTGTGCTTCTGTTTGTATGTATTATTTTGAAAGATTCACAAACGGGTCAGAAAGTCCACCCCATATCTAGGTTTTCGCCCCCATTCACTTTCCAAGATGTGCCACTGGCATCTGTAAAAGTATTTTCCGAAGCCCCTGTATCCACAAATCCAAAGGGGGTCATTTCTTCTTCCAAATTTTTCATTTGCTCTTCGTACAAGTCTTTACGGATATCACTGCCTGTAATGGACTTGAAATAGGCTTGGGTGGTGAGCCAACCAAACAGCACGAGCGTCATTACCAGATCGTCGTGGTGGTTGTCTTCTGCTTCAAACGAATCGCCTTTGGCTACAAACGAGCAAAACTCGTCCACTATATTAAAGTCTTCCACTATAAGTTTGGTGTCTTCAATCAGATTCTTCAGAATGGAGCAGCCAATGCGTTTCACCGCCGTAGAGGTTTTTACCCCCTTCATGGATCCGCCCCTGCCACCGAAACCGCCGTTCACCACTTGCCCCTTGCGCCCCTGTGTGGACACATACACCACATTGTCGTACTCCAAATCATCGTGCAGAATATCTGCTACCTGACCGCCAATGTCGTTTACCTCCACCAAACAGTACGCATTGTTGTACTGCCGCAGAATAGGATAGATGGCATTGGGGTACAACATGGGCGGCAACTCGTTGTTGCGGAAAGTAGCCACAACCCGATACGGAATAGCAGTGACATCCACTACAGTGAATGCGTGGTAGTCAAGCCCCTGTCCCCGTGCTGTGTCCACCACCGTGACATATTTGTGGTCAGGCATCGGGCGTTGATACACGCGCAACCCCTCTGCATTGTAATATTCGGGTGTGCGGTACACCATGCATTTAATTTTTTCAGGATGCACAAGTGTGTGCATGGAGCCAAGAAATTCACACTCAAACTCGGTGCGAAACTGCTCCGCTGATGTGTTGGAGATGGTTTGCTTTTTCCACGCTTCATCACGACCAGGCACATCGCTCCAATGCACCTCAATCGGTACATACTCGTTTTTTCCTTCTTCGCCAGGCTTTTTGCTAGCGTTCACCCAAAAGCGGTAGAACATATTCAAGCCCTTGGGTGTAGAGATGATTGTGACTTTCGTGCTTTGACCGCTGGTGATAGTGGGATACACGGACGAGAAAAACTCTTCTGCCACATTCTGCGGCACATACGCAAACTCGTCAAGGAAGATGTAGTTGAACGATCCACCACGCACCGCAGACGATGATGTGGCTGACGCAAGAATTTTGGAGCCGTTCTCCAATACAATGGATCCCTTGTTCCACTCCACCACGCCCTGCTGCAACCACATGGGCAGGTACTCGTAGGCTAGTTTCAAGCGACCCAGCAGTTCACGGGCGGTGTTTAGTTTGTTAGCCAAGATAGCCACGCTCATGCTTTGATTGAACAGCACATAGTGGAGCAGATACGAAATGATTGTGGTGGACTTGCCGGTCTGACGGGGCAGTTTGCCGATCACGAAACGGTTTTCGTGAATGATTTTAATCATTTCCTCTTGAAAGTCATACGGCTCGAAAGGCACCAAGCCCTTGTCGAGTGACACAATCTTCACATAGTTCTTGATGAAGTACAGGGGATCCTGTGAGCATTTCACATACTCTTCAATCTGCTCCGGTGAGAAATTGACATTTACTCCCGCTGCCTTCAGATTGGAATTTCCAAGATATTTATTACTCATTGGTCTTGTCGCCTTCAATCACATCACGCACATCAGGGCGGTTGTCGAACGCCTTGGTGGAAGAACGCGCAGAGTTAATAATGTCCTGTAGTTCCTTCGTAGAACCCACATAGATGGACTGATTGGTGGTGCTGTTGTTCGTAACGCTTTGATCCACCTTGCGGATGGTCTTTACGCGGTTGTGTAGATCCATGAGTTCGCGGTTGGTTTCCGCAAGTGTCTTGATCATCTGTGCTACAACTTCGTATGCCCGTGGCTGATCGCCTTCTTGGGCTACCTGAATCACGCCGTCTAGCGCGTTCTTGCCCATGTTGACAAGTTCCTTCAGGTTCTCGCGCACCACTTCGTAGTCGGTCTTGAGATCCTTTTGTAGTTTCTCATCGGTGAGAGGAACAGGATCAACCTTTGCAAGAACTGCATGAGGCGGAACAATAGACTTCACTGGCTCTGTTCCCAGAGCCTTTTCAATACCATCAAATCCACTCATGGTCTACTCCTTAAATATTCCAATCCACAGTTATACCACCCGATGCCATTCCTGCTGCGTATGTGGTGCCTCCACCTGACTGTGGCTGATACACCTTGGCATACGGAGTGTAATTGTTGGCATTGGAATTTGCACCACAGGCTCCAGAAATTCCAGTAATCACATCAGCGTAGTTACCGTGATCAGTTGTGCTGCCTGCGGTGAAGCCGTCCCCAAACACATCAAAATTCCACAGCCCTGCATTGATGGAGCGGATTTCCTTGTAGTTGCGTGTGGCTCCAAACAGGTAAGTTTTCATGGTGAAGTTCAGCGTGAAGATGATGGAGCGGCGGGTTTCAAAATCGCCTTCGTAGTCTTCTTCAGACGACACCGAGTTCAAGTACAGCGGAATGTCCACCTTCTTGTTGATGTCATCAAAGTTCACAGTCATCACAAACTCAGGAGCAAAGTACGGCAGAATCTGCTCCACGATACGCAGCCCGTCATCCATGTTTCGTACATACACATACAGTGCAAAATCAATGTTGTACGGCACTTCTGCGTAGGTGTAATTCACCCCAACAGGACTGCTCGTAGTGGGGCGCACAAAATTACGAGTGGCACTGTTGCGTTTGCGAGTGGCATCGTAGTTGTATCCTGCAATCTCAAACGCCAAGCGCGGCAGTGTGATCTGATTGGGATTTGTAAAATAAGGATCGCCCGCAAGCCGCACCTTGTACTTCTCTTTGGGAGCATACGAGATGGGCACCAAAAGGGTCTTTGTGCCACCGCTTTCGGGTTTGTCGATGTAGATTTGGTTGAACAGTGAACCAAAGGCTACCACCATGCGACGAATTGATCCGTTATAGAATGGGGTAAACATTAATATTTACCCTCGCTGAACGGATCAACTTGGGTGAAATCAAAGATGTCATCACGCTTGGCTTCCAGATCCAATTCCTCGTTGTCCTGCTGATCTTGGTGTGCCACACGCACATCACTGGTGTTGATACCAGAGATGGCGTAGGTGTATCCGCTGTCGTTGCCCGTGATGATGTCTCCCACCTCAAACACGCCTTCTTGCGTGTTGACACGAATATAGTAATTGCCCACAGTGGGACGCGGATACGGACGGTATTCAACGCGACCGTAGGCGTGTTTGTCGGCTGATGTGCCTGTGTACACTTCTTCGCCAGGATACAGATCGCCAACCCATGCTCCGAGTGTGAATCCAAGAGCGTAGGAAGACTTGATATTCATCACCGCATCCAGTTCGCTTTCGCCTGTGTCAATCTTCTCGTTGGAGTACTTGAAGGCTTCACACGACAGTTTAAACGAGTACCGATCTCCCGCAGGATAGAACGGGTTGTCCTGCTTCACGAATTTGATTTCCATCATGGAGTACGGATAGTCAAAGAATATAATGTCGCCTTCGCGTGGACGACCAAGACGCTGAATATCAGGATGGTGCCCCATGACATCCATGAACCGCTTTCGGGACACAATGAACACCGCTGAGTCTTTCACATCAAGCCCAAAGCGCGACATTTCGGAGTCGCCCTCAAAGCCTTCAGAGTTTTCCATGTACATCTCAATACGGTTGGCATCAAGAAATTCCGAAACTTCTTCGCCAAGAATCAAGTCTTCCGTAACCTTTTCGCGTGGAATATATATCATCTCATGCCCGTGGATCTTGATGACCTCGGTGGTGAGTGATTCAAGGAGGTTTTGCTCCCCCTTCTTGTTCCTGCGAAAATACGGATTGACTGTCATGGTTATCCTGTGATGAAGTCAGGTGGTTCCTGATACTTGAGCAGTACTTCTTCTTCAATAGCCTGTATTGCTGTAGTGGCTTCCTCGTAAAGACGCGCACCATTGAATGTGATGTTGCCTGGCAGCGGAATGCCCTCGTACTTAGACAAGTTGGCACCCCACTGCTGTTTGATGAGAGCCGTGGCGTATTTCTTTAGCATGGGATCGTTCCACGCTTCGCTGTACTCAGCGGGATCAATGATTGCGTAGCCCTCAATCAAAATGTATTGATTGGTGTCGAAATCATTCCAGTTCATGTCAATATTCAGTTTGTTGTTGTACTTGTTGAAGCGAATCTGCTTTTCGGGATCAAGCAGTTGCTGCAACATTTCAATGTACTGCATAGTGGACACATAGTAGTTCATGTTCATGTTGCCAGTACGGAGTCCGTAGAAATCCGTGAGTGCCATCTGATACCGAATATTGAAAATATTGTTCACTTGTAGGTTGAAGCCAACCTGAAACACTCTCGTGATATTAGCAATTTTTGGTCCATTGGGATCAAGACTGTCGGTGTTAATGTACTGATTGGCAATGTCCTGTGCAGTTACCTGATACTTCCAGTACTGCCGCTGCATACCCAACGAGTTCCAGTCATTGAAATACTGTATAGCCTGATCAAGACGATCTTCCACTTGGGAATCGTCCACATTGATTTCGATTACTGGCGCACCTAGAGCGCGGAGGCAGTAGTCTTTGAATTCTTGTCGGGTGGTTGGCTTCGCCATCGTGTCTCCTTTACCCCTATTTAGAAGACTACGCGGCTAGTCGTTTTCCTGATGTAACCTCTGCAACAATCTAGTCAATTCACCCTCACGGTTACAGATGCGGTCGCATTCCGCATCGGTGGACGGCAGATACAGCAGATTGTGCCCGTCTGTGATGTAGTGCCGAACTCCTCGTTCGTACACCCGCGTGTGAAATCCGTGTGGAGCCGAATACCGAGGCTCCAATTTCAAAAAGTCGGAAAAACGATATTGGGTATCGTTGATCTGCACCGTTCCGTCTAGTCCGTAGTGTATGAGTTTCATATAAATCACCAACCTTTTAGCCCTTGCCAAAACTTATAATATCAACAATCTCTGCTGCGCTAATAGTGGCTTCAGGCTTGGTGTATACCTTAGTGGTTTTAGACACTGGAGAAATGATGAACGCTGGAGAATTTGTTGTGACTTGTGCAGACAGTTTTTGTACAAACGAATCACGACTCAATCCTTCAATCTGCCGCAAACTCACAAAGGTACTAGATCCACTCACCACTGCTTTTGTGGATGCTGTGTCTTGATACGAATATGCGTAGTAACCGGCAACATCGGAATACAGAGCAATCACCGCAGATTTGCTAAACTGGTATGAAATACCGTCCGCGGAGAATATCGTGTATGTTGATAAGGAGGCTCCCGACAAAACGACTCCATCGTATATCGTTCTCAAATCATCAATATTCTGTTTTGTGGGTAGGAAAGAAAAAGGTCCACTAGAGAATGATCCACCAGACACTCCAGTTGAGTACAGTTTAGGGAAGTCTCCTGACGCACCCGTGGTTCCACGCATGGCAGCGGAACCAAGCAGATACAGTTGGGTGTTGTCTGCCAGAGAAGCCTTTAGAGTCTTTACTTCAGCCAGACTCTTCAACTGCACCACCGATGTGGGAATCAAGCACGCGCCGCTGTCGTATCCAAACACATATCCAGCAGACCCGCCTGCAACATACGGAATATGCCCAGTGGAAATTCCTGAGAACAGCGAAAGCCCGTGTACAGAATCTTGAATGGTATCAATTGTGCCCACATACAGATTGGTTGTCTTAACATCCGGATCAGTATTGGTGTACATATGAGTAGAAATCACTTTGGACGGACCGCTCACGGGGAATATTGACTCCCCCTCTGGTCCGTGTAGAGTGCTGTGCCAAACCGTGTACTCACCCGATGACTGACTAGTGGTTGGAACAGTGCAGGTGGTTCCGTGTGCAATACCACGAAGAGCCGTGGACGAAGTTCCACCGCTCACAATAATGTCGTCCAAATACCCCTTGAGCGGCTTATTGCCGTGTGGACCGCCACCAATGGAGAACGGTGCAGAGTTGAATCGGATGTTGCCTGAAAGTCCTGTTTGCTTTGCAATACGAGTGCCATTCCAATATGTGGAAACACACGCGGAGTTGCCTTGGTTGCTGTACGCAAACGCAAAGTGGTGCCACTGATTCAAAGAGACACCTGCGGGGGACGCATTCACCGTGTACTCAAATCCGGCTGAAGGATACGAGTTGGACGACACCATGAGCAGCATTCGTGTTGCGCTGTTGTCGTACTCCAATTGGAAAGAGTCGTTTACCGTGCCTGCGGTTCCGCTAGTGGTCTTGGCAAGCACGATGGGATCGTATGCGCCTGACGGAGTGGACGAAAAGTACAGGAATCCCGATGCCATGAAGTACGGCATCGAAGAGCCAGGAAAGGTGTAATCAGGAATGCGGAGACACGCAGCCTGTGTGTCGGTGTCCAAGTACGATCCCTTGAACTCCGCGCACTTCTGCCCCACAATAGTTCCGCTTGAAACACCTATGTTGGTAACAACCGTGGGGTTGTACGCCGTAGCAGTAAGACCACTCAGGACAAGATTGTTTACCACCGTTGGGTGCAGAGTGGACTGAAACAGCAGTTCACCACGAGCGAACTGACCAAACATCGGTCCCGTGAGTTTTTGTTCTGTGGTGGGTGGAAGTGTTATAGGCGCAGAATAGGTGTCTCCCGCGCCACCAAAATTTTTGAAAACTTCAAACACGGAAACCAAAGGAATAGAAGAGTCCAGCACATACGGAACATACCGCGAATACACGGACGGTTCGTATGTGCGGTCATTGAAGCCAAAAATGGTTTCGGTTACTTGACCACTTATTTTATCAATCAGAATAAGATTTTTTGCCATTTTAGTTTTCCAAAGGTCAAGTGTAGAATACAGAATTCTTTTTCTGTGGATTGGATGATGGTGATGCGTTTGGATCCGATCCTCCGTTAGCACTTGGAACGGCTGTACTATTTATCCCGGCACCAGCGTAAGTCAGTCCTAGAGGACCGCACGAAGATATGGGATTGTCTGCTCCATTCTTGAAATCAAATGCAGCAGGAGCAATCCATCCAACTCTGCGAACTGCTTCTCCAGTAGTAGACCAAATACCAGCGGTTCGTCCACCACCAACAGTTGGCTTTGATCCTGTGATCTGCCACCAACGGTAATACTGACTGGTCGTAGGCAGATTGTATTTGAATCCACTAGCACGAGACATGATGTTTGCGGTTGGGGTTCCACCCACACTAAACACATGGGAGAGTTGTGTGCTTGCAATGCTGTTGTCGGAGGTGGTTCCAGCAGGAATACGCCCAAGCCGAGATCCACTGACAAGATAGTAAAATGCTAATGTTGGCGATACACCACCAACCGCACTAGTACCAGTTGGACGACTTTGTTCGGGCGCACCAAAGCCGTCAAACGCAGAAGTAAGGTTTACGCAACCTATACCCCAGTTCACAGCAGATCCATATGCGCTAAGAACAACTATGGCAGGATCAACCACAGCCAATGCGCCCTGTATACTGCTCCAAGCAGGAGTTCCATACGGGGGAAGCACGCACACCACAGATGCCATATTGTCTGCGGGAGAGATATTAGGCAAATCAATTACTGAATTATTTTCAGCAGCAATACAACCTATTGTGGTGTTTAGGGCATAGGTGGCATCTATAACTGACTTAAAGCATTTTGTGAACACCGATCCCAAGCCAGCATACGAACCAGATCGAACCGTAACTGCATAGTTGCCTGCTCCATTAACAAGCAATGCTCCCATTTCATCGTTTTGATAAGTGGTGGATCCGCCACGAGTAACAGCA